TGGTTTGGGGTTGAGAACAATATGGTTACCTTTTACTGATGCATATGAATCTAATTCCCTACAGATACTTGATATAGAGAAGAGTAGATGGATTACTAAAGGTAGTCTTAAAGAGAACTGGAGTTATCAAAGATTTCAACATTTTTGTTTAAATCATTGTAAACCTGTTAACATAACTCAGAATCAGTTTTTGCTGTTCACTCAAGAGAATATTCATGGTGCTGTTCCCAATAGAACTGGTAAGACCAGAATAAGTATTGATGTCAGGGTTCTTTTGAGGGATGGACAACCTCATAGGAAATGGCCAGGAGCATACTTTAGAATCCTTGGCGACACAGATATTCAGTCAAGGAGGGTTCCCATTCTTGATCATGAGAATGTGGTCATGTATGCAGAATATGAGGGATTTAAAACTCAATACATAGATTTGTATTTCCAGACTTTGACAGTAAAAGAATATTGTAATAGAATGGGATATACATTCCCACATCAGACAGGTGATAATGAGGGAAGAAATCATGTATATTTGGAATATTTAATTAAACAAGGTAATGTTGATCATGTACTGATGTTCAGTATATTCTCTCTACCTGATGATAAGGATAGGAGAGAACATATTATGGAATTGGCTTTATCATACAGAGTTAAACTTCACTTCGCTAACGAGGAGTTTGTTCTTGATAGTCAGGAAAACTTGGATAAAATTGAATATATACGAAATTTTACTAACGATTGGAGTAACCCAACGCATGAAAATAAATCTATGGTACTCTGAATGTATGTCTCAGTGGAGATGGACATTATGCACTGAGAGGCATAATAAAGATCATCCAGATGAGCAACACTCTGGTCAAAGACCATTCCTTAGAGATGCAATGAATGATGTTGCTAACACCGTAGAATATATTTTAGATGCAAAAGAGAATGAATAAATAAATCATAGCAAAAGCATCTAGTGGAATAAAATGGGTCTTAGTCGCTTAGATAATTTCCTCAAGAATAGTAGAGGTGACATCCTTTACGTTGATCCTTCTAGTATTGACTCGACGGATAGTATTGAAAATCAGGGTAATTCCCTTGTTAGACCCTTCAAAACTATCCAAAGAGCACTCATAGAAGCAGCGAGATTCTCTTATCAGAAGGGTCTGGATAACGATAGATTTAGCAGAACGACAATCATCGTTTATCCTGGTGAGCACCTGATTGATAATAGACCTGGTTGGATTCCAGTTCATGATAATCCACTGTCTGGAAATAATTGGTTGACACGTAGTGGATCTACTTCCAATGATCTCACTCAGTTTACTTTAGATACTAATTTTGATATTGACGATGTAGAGAATGATCTCTACAAAATGAATTCAGTCTACGGTGGTGTAATCATTCCCCGTGGTACATCTATTGTTGGTATGGACCTTCGTAAAACGAAGATTCGTCCTAAGTTTGTTCCTGATCCTGCTGATAATGATATTAAACGTACTTGCTTGTTCCGTGTAACAGGTACTTGTTATTTTTATCAGTTTACTTTTTTTGATGCTGATCCGAATGCATCAGTATTCAGAGATTATGGAACAACTGAATATGTACCAAACTTCTCTCACCACAAACTTACTTGTTTTGAGTATGCTGATGGTGTAAATCCAATTGGATTTAATGATAATTTTGTAAATTATTCTACAACAAGAACCGATCTTGATGTCTTCTATGAGAAGATTGGTCTTGTATTTGGTCCTTCTAGTGGAAGAGATATTGCTCCTGACTATCCAGACAGTGGTTTGGATATTCAAACCAAGATTGATGAATTTAGAATCGTTGGTTCTAAGGGTCAGAATGTTGGTATTAATAGTATTAAAGCTGGTGATGGTGTAACTGCTAATACTACAATTGAAGTAGAACTCACCGAAGCACTTAGTGGTCTTGATGTAGACACCCCTATTAGAATTGAGGGTGTTCCTACTGGTGGATATAATGGTTCATTTGTAATCAGTGAGGTTCAAGGACCTACTAAGATTAACTATGAGGTATCTACTCCTCCATCAAATGCACTGCCATCTATTGTTGCTGGTGCTCCAACACTGAATATTGTTGTTGACTCTGTAACTTCTGCATCCCCATACATCTTCAACTGCTCACTCCGTTCTGTATACGGTATGTGTGGTCTCCACGCTGATGGTAGCAAGGCGGATGGATTCAAGTCCATGGTTGTTGCCCAGTTTACTGGTATTGGACTTCAAAAAGATGATAATGCATTTGTAAAATATAATGCAATCTCTGGTGTATACGAAGATTCTACTGCAGTAAGCAACTTACATACTGATACTTCAGCTGTATACAAACCAGATTACGAAAACTTCCACATCAAAGCATCGAATGATTCATTCTTGCAGTTGGTGTCTGTGTTTGCTATTGGATATGCAAACCACTTTGTTGCCGAGTCTGGTGGTGACCACTCGGTTACAAACTCTAACTCCAACTTTGGTGCAAAAGCACTTGTATGTTCTGGATTTAGAAATGATGCGTTCCCAAGAGATGATACTGGATATCTAACACACATTATTCCTCCTCAAAAGATTACGTCTGATGAGGTAACAATTGAATTTACTGCGATTGATGTACAAAAAACAATTGACGCAGGAAATGATAATAGACTGTATCTTTATAATGAGAATAATGAGAACGTTCCTCCAAAGTCTGTACTTGAGGGATATAGACTTGGTGCTAAGAAAGAAGATAAGATTAAAGTTGTAATTAACGTAGGAGCAGTACCTGAAACTAAGACTGCTGAAATTATTATGCCAGAGACTCAAGGCACTGGTGCCTATGAAGTTTCTGCCACAAAACTTTCTACCGTTGGTAGAACTGCTATTGGTATTAACAGTATAACTTCTAATATCTTCACTTTAACGGAAGGACACCAATTCCAATCTGGAGAATCTGTTCGTATTCTTAGTGATGATGGTGAACTTCCTGATGGTCTTGATCATAACAGAGTATACTATGCAATTACTGCAGGTATTAATACTGATCAAATCAAGCTGGCACAGACATTTAACGATACTATTAGTGGATCCTCTGTTGTTGTAAACAGTAAGGGTGGTATTCTTCAAGTTGAGTCTAGAGTATCTGATAAGAAGTCTGGTGACGTTGGGCACCCAATTCAATTTGATAATACTTTGAAGCAATGGTATATTACTGTTGCTGATAATAATGATCTTTACAACACTGTTGTAGGACTTGGTACAAGTGCTCTTGGTGCCGCTACACCAAAGACATTTATCTCAAGAACACCAGATAATAGATCTCTGGAAGATAGACTGTATAAAGTCAGATATGTTGTTCCTAGAGATTCTACAGTTCTTGGTAGACCACCAGAAGATTCCTTCGTTTTGCAGGAATCTAGTACCACTGTCGGATTTACGAACCAAGAAGTTGCTAAGTTTAAGAGTGTAAATCCAGTAATTCTATCCAATACTTCTGAATTAAGGAATCCTAGAGCAATTTCTGGTGCAGTATGGGATGCAATTGTTGGTATTGCAACTATCAATACTGAGACACCTCACGAACTTTCGGTTGGATCTAGAGTTCAAATCTTTAACGTTGTATCCACAGGTAATACAACTGGACTTGGATATACTGGATTTAATGGTGTATTTGATGTTACTGCAGCACCAAATAGAAAGTCATTCTCTATTGGACTATCTACTAATCCTGGATTATTTGATAATAATATAAACCTTAGAACAACAAGTCTTCCCAGATTTGAGCGTAAGGAGTTTAACAATACTCTCTTTGTCTATAAGAAAGATGAAGTTCAAGAGTATATTCCAAATGCAAAGGATGGCGTATATCACCTCACTCTGATTGATGCTTCATCTGCTCCTGTTGTTGCACCATTCCAAAACCTTAGATATTCTCAACCACTTAAGAATCTTTATCCTCAACTTGATAGAGATAATCCAAACTCTGATCCAGAGCAAACCAGAACTTTTGCTCTTCCAACTCCCTTGGGTCTAACTGAGGTTAATAATCCTAAGAATAGTTTGACCAAGGAGGTTGTTAATAAGAGTGTAAGGGACTTTGTTACTGGATTTAACGTAACTGAGATTCAATCTTCCTCTGGAATAGCACACACGATTACAACTTCTGGTGATCATGGATTTAATTATATTACCAAGGTTGGTATTACAAGTGTTGGTCTTAACTATGGTGATGGATCTGGTAGTGTACAAACTCTGTACAATGCAGAGTTAGTTGGATTTGCTGGTTCTATTACTGGTAAGTTTGCTACTGCTAACATTGAGATTGATGCTGCTGGTTCTATTTCAGGAGTTAAAATTGTAGACGGTGGTTCTGCATTTGGTATTGGTAATACTCTTGCAGTCACTGGTATTGGAACTACAACTGGTCACGTTCAAGGATATGTTACTGTAGAACAGATTCATAATAGTCTTGATGATGTATTCCGTATTGATGGAATTAGAGATGATAGATTTAAGGATTACAATAATCTTTATAGGATTACTGGAGTCACTGATGGTGATGATGTAAATGTTAATGTTGCATCTGCAAGTACAGTTTACTACAGGGAGCAATTTGCTTCTCCTGCAGCAATTACTGGTATTAATACTGGTGGATTAACTCAAATTAGTTCTGCAGTTCTCTCTGATGTTACTGCATACCTGACTGGTGAAGCGATTGGTATTACCTCAGCATTTTATGATAATGTATCTGGTATTGTTAGCTTTACTACTAACAAATCTCATGGATTGTTGGTTGGAAATAGTATTGTAGTTGGTGGAGCACCTGAAGACCTTCTGAATGGACATTGGGACGTTCAATCTATATTCAGTGTTAACAGTCTCTCTGCTAAAATTGGTATTGGAACAACAACATTATCACCAACTGGTGGTGGTTTTATCTTCCAAACTGGCATTAATGCTCAGTCTTCCACAATTGACTTTGCTGATGAAGCAGCATCTTCAAGAATTGTTCCAACATATGCTGGTATTACTACAACTCTTGCAGCGGCACTAATTGATCCAACACTTAACACTTTAACTGTGACTAATGCATCTCACATGGGATGGGATGTTGGTGACTACATCATCATCGGAAATGAGATGATGAGAATTAGTGAGTCCGTAACTAGTGACACTGCTATTGATGTATTCCGTGGTCTTTTTGGATCTCAGAAGCAGAATCATGCGGTAGGATCTGTTGTTCGTAAGGTTAAGTTCAAACCAGTTGAATTTAGAAGAAATTCTATTATTCGTGCATCTGGTCACACCTTTGAATATCTTGGATTTGGTCCTGGTAACTATTCAACTGCTCTTCCAGAAAGACAGGATAGGCAATTCAAACAGGTTGAAAGACTATTATCTCAGTCGATATCCATCAATGGTGGTACACCATTCTATAATGGTTTAGACGATCAAGGTAACTCTTATACAGTTAACAAGTTTACTAGTGGTACAACTGGACAGGATTTACTTACTAATGCACCAGTTCCTACTGTAACTGGTGAAGATATCACTAGTGATAGTGGTTCTGTTGGATTTGATGTTGAATCGACAGAGCAACTTTCTGTCTCTAGAGGAATCAAGGTTGAGGGTGGTAAGGACAATGTTATCATCTCTGAGTTTAATGGACCTCTTGTTGTTAACAAAAAACTGACAGTTAACGACTCTCTTGAGGGTAATAGTCTGTTGATCCAAGGTGATCAGACTATTGCTAGAGAGTATACAGTTGGAATCTCCACACCACAGGTTGCGGGTAACGTTGGTAACGTTGTTTATGATGCAGAACCAAAATCTGGTGGTGAAATTGGATGGGTCTACACCAATGATAATAATTGGAAGAGATTTGGACCCGTACAATCTAATCCAGATAATTATTACGTTGGTCTCTGGAGTGGATCCTTTAAAGGTGATGGTTCTGGACTCTCTAACGTGTCTGACGTTTGGGTCTTTGACGGTGTTGGTATCTCTACCACTGCAAACGTTGGTATTGAGACATCCTCAGCAAAACCAGGTTATTCTCTGTATGCTAGCGGTCCTGTTCTCTTTGAGAACAACGTTGAGTTTAGAACCAACTCTCTGCTTTGGAACATTCCAAATGGTTGGATTGTTAACACTGGTATTAGTACATTCAATCAACAGGTTAACTTCAACACAGTTAATGCAGTTGGTGTAGCAACCTTTGTTAATGATGTCATTGTTACTACTGATGCAGCAACTACTGGTGATGTTGAAGGTAACTTCTTGAGGTTTGTTCAGTCTGACCCAGCACTTAATGCCTCCTATGGATATGGTGGTATTAAGTTTGAGGGTAATGATATTGGCAACAATGGTGAGCGTGGATACATTAAGGGCGTATCTGAAGGTACTTCTGGACAGTTTGGTCTGGTCTTTGGTACAATGGAGAACGGAGTCTCTAATCCACAGGAGAGACTCAGAATTAACTCTGCTGGTAATGCCAACTTCTCTGGCACTGTCACTGCTAACTCTGACGAGAAACTGAAGGAGAATGTTGTTGGTATCACCAACGCGCTTGAGAAGGTCATGGATCTTAGAGGTGTATACTTCAACCGCATTGGTAAGAATTATGATGATCGCGAGATCGGTGTGATTGCACAAGAGGTTGAGAAGGTTCTTCCAGAACTCGTTAAGGAAG